TGGCTCCTATACCTACAGCCGGTAATTGGGTGCGTTTGCAAGAATTGCATCCTAGAATGAAATATCGTTTAGAAAAATTTTTTCTTGATCCAAGAATTAAAGGCAAAGTTGTAGTTAGTTCTGGGGTCAGGACGTATGCTCAGCAAAAAGATTTGTATAGGCGTTACAAAGCTGGGACTTTTCCTAATCTTGTCGCTAATCCCGATAGGAAATTTGGTGGAGGTTTCCAGGGCTCGTGGCATATGCAACAGCCTAATCACCCTGAAGGAGCGTACGGTTTTGCCGTTGATTTTCGTATTGTCGGCAAAATCAGTACGTCTAATGTTAATAAGATAGCTAAAGAGTACGGTTTAGAACGTACTGTTCCTTCTGAATGGTGGCATCATCAAGCGTATGGGTATCGTTATGATACGCAAAAATATGATTGGTATGATGCTCCTGCTTTGTCTGATGAAAAGGAAAAGAAAGCTGAAGTAGGTGCTACTGTTTTAGCCAAGAAAGAGCAGCGAAGCGCATTTGCTGAAATAGCAGCAGCAATGAAAACAACTTTACGCAAGGGCGCTAAAGGTCCTGCTGTTGAATTGTTGCAAAGTAGGCTGGCTAAACTTGGTTATAGGTTGACAAAGTACCCTTCTAGAAATACTGGGGTTGACGGTCATTTTGGTTGGTATACACTTAGAGCATTAAAACAATTCCAGAAGAAAAAGGGACTTGTTGTTGATGGGATTTGTGGTCCTAATACGTGGAAAGCTTTAATGAGATAAATGAAAAGAAAACGTAAAGTTACTGTTAGTGGCACGCCAGATGGCTTTACTGGTTCTGTTGATTCTCACCTTCGTAAAACTAAAAATAAACGTTCGCCTTCTGCAAACGTAATAGTGGCTGGAAGTGGCCCTGCTAACTGGAATCGTTTTAGTGGAACAGCAGGTAGTTTTCCTGCGTTAGCTCCACAACAATTTCAAATGCCTGTTCAGCCTTCTCCACAGACTGTTCGGAATGTTCCAGTTCAAAGCAATCCTCGGGTTAGTTACAGTCCGCCTACTTCTACAGCAGGTCAATATAGTTATGTGCCTAATTTTCCTAACATGACACCTGGATATGATTATGGTAGTGCGCCTACGGGATACGTAGTTCCTGAACTTTTTCC